TTGCTCCACTCCAAAAATCAAAATTGCTTAGGTTTTCTTCTTTGTAAATTTTCATTTCTTAGTATCTCCTTTTTTTTAGGGCGGTCACCCGCTGCGCTTGGCGCATTCCAACAAGATCAATATGGCCATAAGTGGCAATAGTAGCAATAGTAGCAATAGCTTGTCCTCCCTACGATCATTTTACTCGGTTCATGATACATTTCTTGTCCTCCTTAAGACGTTTATTATGTTTATAGTATATAGCAAGTTATATGCAGTGTCAAGCGCTATTGATACGATATTGATCCCGTTTTAGGCGGTGCCGGGAGCCGGGGCCGGGAGCCGGGAGCCGGTACCCCTCCCCTATGTGGGCGCTAGAATAGGATATTGGTGACCCCTTCGACCGAAGAAAAAAACAAAAAGGGTTTGGATTTCACTTCTCTAAAAATAAAAAACAAAAAAATAAAAAGCGTTTTCTTTTACTAAGCTTATTAGCACTTGAATTAATTTATGTTAAGGTATATTTACAGAGAGATAGGGAGTGTGATGCGATGTGTCTAGTAGCAATATACGATTAGTTGAGCGTTTACGAGATCGGGTTCAGGCGAGTGATTTTTCTCGTGGGGGCGTGGTTGAATATGGTTTAGTTTCTGATTTTTTCGAGATGATCCGTATCTGCGAGGAGGAGAATGCTTATTTTGCTCATGAATTGAACAGAGAGGTCAGGGATATTTGTTCGAGGTCGGTTCACAACAGGGAATTGAGCTTATCTGATCGAGAGAAATTTTACTTTTTGAACAAGCGTGCGTTATTGTTTGACGCTTTGGAGGATTTTGATGCGTACATTCAGTATTTGGAATACGACCGTCCTGCTGAGAAGAAATTTTACCTACCTAGGCGCAAGGTATTGTATCCGATAGTTAAGGATATGGAAGCATTGGACAGGCGTGAGTTAGATTTTCTGAGTGTATCTTTGCCACCCAGGGTCGGGAAGTCTACTTTAGGAATTTTCTTTATGACGTGGCTGATGGGGAAGTATCCTGACAAGTCGAACTTGATGAGTGGGCATAGTGATATTTTGACGAACGGCTTCTACAAGGAGGTTTTATCGATCCTTACAGACCCACAATACTTGTGGGGTGATATTTTCCAAGGTTATAAGATTACCCAAAGTGCTTTATATCAGACGGTGGACGTGAACGATGGCAAGCGTCGTTTTCCTACGCTTACTTGTCGATCTATCGGTGGTACGTTGACGGGTGCTGTTGAATTTTCCAAGTGTTTGTATTGTGACGACTTGATCAGGGATTTGGAAGAGGCGTTAAGCCCTACCCGATTAGAGTCCAAGTATAACAATTACGCCAACCTCTTGAAGGACAGGAAGGTTGAGGACGGCTTTCAGCTGATGATAGGTACTAGATGGGCACCTAACGACGTCCAAGGTCGTATAGAAGAGCAATACAAGGATAATCCCCGCTATCGCTTCAGGGTTATCCCTGCCCTAGACGAAAATGGTGAGAGCAATTTCCAATACGAGCAAGGTCATGGCTTCAGTACTGCGTATTACTTGGATATGAAGGAATCTATCGACAACGCTACATGGACGGCTAAGTACATGGGTAACCCTTACGAGCGTGAAGGCTTGCTGTTCCCTACCGATGAGCTTAATTTCTACAACGGTGTGCTTCCCGGCACCGAACCTGACAAGATAGTTGCTTTCTGTGACGTTGCTTGGGGTGGCGGTGACAGCTTGGCTATGCCTTTTGCCTATGTTTACGGGGAGGATGTGTATATCCATGACGTTATCTTCAATCGGGGCGATAAAGAGCAAACAAGACCTATTGTTGTGGGCAAAATCATGCAGCACACGCCTCACCAAGCCCGTTTTGAAGCGAACAACGGCGGCGATGAGTACTGTGACGCTGTTGATGCGCTTTTGCGAGAAAAAGGCGTTAAGCTGAACCTCTCCCATCGAAAGGCACCGGGTAACATGAATAAAATAGCCAGAATCGTGCAAAAATCACCAGAAATTAAAAGAATGCACTTCCTAGACTTCAAAAACTCAAACAGTGAGTATCGTGCCTTCATGCGAGAGCTTACCACCTTCGTTACTACAGGCAAAAACAAGCACGATGACGCTCCTGACGCCCTTGCAGGCTTAGCTACCCTCATTGATAGCGATGCAGGTAGCATCAAAGTGTTCAAAAGACCCTTTTAACATAAGCTTAGTAATTTAAGCTTAATTAAGCCCACTTGCTTGACAATCCCTTTTAGCTCATGTATTGTAATTATGAATAGGTATATAGGAATATCCTATAAAGCTGAATAGCACGGCGTATAAAGGGGTTTGCGATGATTGTCGGTAGTATATCTGGCTCAACGAACGGTAGAATGCCAGGTTTGTTCGGCCGAAAGGTCATTTATTCCAATGAGAAGGAAGTCACCAAAGCGAATGTGGTGGATGTCCTTAATTCGGCGATCAACATCCATAAAAAGAACGCTGCGGAGATTGATTATCTCCATAAATACCTAAGAGGCGCACAGCCTATCCTTCACAGACAAAAAACTCACAGACCTGAGATAAACAACAAGATTGTTGAGAACCATGCCCTTGAGATCGTTGATTTTAAGAAGGGGCACGTCTTTGGTGAACCTGTACAGTATGTACGCAGAGGCGAGCGAGAGGGTATATCCACGCAAATAGCCAAACTCAACGAGTTTATGTTCGCTGAGAACAAATCTAACAGCGATAAAGAGCTGGCAGAGTGGTTTTACACCTGTGGCACGGCTTATCGCATGATTTTGCCTGACAAACACTTAGGCTCAGGGGTAGATGACAGCCCGTTTGAGCTTGATACGTTAGACCCTCGTAATACTTTTGTAATCTATAACAGCGGTTTCGGCAAGAAACCACTAATGGGTGTTCACTTTATAGAAAACGCTGATGATGAGATAGTCTACAGCTGTTATACCGTGGATAATTACTATGACATCGTTGACGAAAAGGTTGTCCTTGAAAAGCCCCACATCTTGGTGGACATACCGATTATCGAATATCCCGCTAATTCTCTCCGATTAGGCGCATTTGAGCCTGTTATCAGTATGCTAGACGCTATTAACCTGTCTACTTCTAACCGTTTGGACGGTTTAGAGCAATTTGTACAGGCTTTCGTTAAGTTTATCAACTGTAGGGTTGATGAAGAGGAGTTTACGGCGCTTAAAGACTTGGGCGCTATCCAAGTAACGGGTGAACCTGGCTTACCTGCCGATGTAGACATCGTGTCTAGCCAGTTAGATCAAGATCAAGCCCAAATATCTAAAGATGACATGTACGAGATGGTTCTTACCATTTGCTCTATGCCGGGCAAGAGCAAGGGTGTTAGCTCAGGTGGTGACACGGGTCAAGCCATTATGTTGAGGGATGGTTGGAGCGAAGCTGAAGCTCAAGCTAAGGACGTTGAGCTTATCTTTAAGCAAAGCGAAAAACGTATGCTAAAGATTGCTTTAGGGATAATCAAGGACACTTCAGGCGATCTGGACTTGCGTTTAAGCGAGATTGACATTAAGTTCACTCGCAATAAGAACGCTAACCTCTTGGTTAAGACGCAAGGCTTGCAAAACATGCTGAAATCAGGCTTACACCCACACATTGCCATCTCTCACTGTGATCTGTTCAGTGATCCTGAGCAAGTGTACTTGGATTCTAGACCTTACTTGGAAAAGTGGCTATACGATGAGCCTGTAGAGGATGAAGATGAGGAAGGTGCTTTTGTTAGCGCTGATTCCTCGATTGAAGATGCCTAAATTGATGATAAGCAGAAATGCTTTACATATAAACCGTGTAGAGAAACACGTTAATCACGCAAGCCTGAGAGAACAGGTTATAAAACGCAAAATGAACAGCCGGAGATGGCTATAAAGCGCAAGGAGTTAAAACAATGGACATTAGAGGAATGCTAGGCGACAAGTACAAAGAAGACATGACTGCTGGCGAGTTGCTGTCAGCTATCGAGGAGTTAGAATTGGTAAGTGCAGAGGAAACTCGCAATAAAGTGGACAAGAGCATCTTCGACAAAACGGCTTCTGAGCTTTCAAAGCTCAAGAAAGAGCTGAATGAGTTGAAGACCGCTTCTATGACTGACACGGAAAAATTGCAACAGGAGCTAGATAAAGCCACTGAAACGCAGACGAAGTATGCTCAAGAGCTGTCCAAGCTGCGTGCAAAAGAGATTTTCGTGACAGCGGGCTTAGCAGAATCAGATTACGAGTCATTGTTAGAGTTCGTGGTGTCTGATGATGAAGAAATTACTAAAGCCAACGCTACCAAGTTGGTTGACCTAGTTTCAACACAAAAGACCGCTGCCGAAAAGGCAGTACGAGCTGAACTCATCAAAAACACGCCTACCCCTCCTGCGGGAAGCAGTGGCGGTGGTGGAGCCATCACTAAGGAACAATTCGACGAAATGGGATGGAAAGAAAGAACAGAACTCAAACAAACAGACCCGGAGTTGTTTAAGCAACTCTCAGAATAATATGGAGGAATAAAATATGGCATTAGATTTGAATGCGACTAAACTTGCGAGTTTAATCGACCCGGAAGTTCTCGCACCTATAATTGAAAAGAAAATGGTTGATGCGATGAAATTCGCACCCTTGGCAAAACTCGATTACGCACTACAAGGTAGACCCGGTAGCACTATCACCCTACCTAGTTACGCCTATATTGGAGATGCTGCTGACGTAGATGAAGGTGGTGACATTCCGATTGCGGAACTTACGCAATCCTATGTTACCGCTACAGTCAAGAAAGCGGGTAAGGGTGTTCAGCTTACCGATGAATCTATCTTGAGTGGATATGGTGACCCTGTGGGCGAAGCAATCAATCAACTCGGTTTATCTGTAGCAAGTAAGACGGATAACGATGTAGTGACTATTTTGAACGCTATCACCGCCCCCATGGTTCATAAAGCTGCAGCAAAACTCACCTCGAATGAAGTTGCTAACGCCCTTGTTAAATTCGGTGAGGATTTGGACGGAGATAAGGTGTTGCTCATCGCTCCCGAACAGTTGGCACAGCTCAGAACTTCCGAGAATTGGATTCCGGCAACAGACATGGGTGTACAGGCTCTTATGAGTGGTGTCGTTGGTATGATTTGGGGATGTCAAGTTGTAGTTTCCAATAAAATTAAACTTGATCTAGTATCCGGTAAGTTTGCGAACTTTATCGTGAAGCCCGGTGCATTAGCTATCTACATGAAGAGAGATACCCTACTTGAAACAGACAGGGACATCATCAATAAGTCTACTGTAATGACTATTGATAAACATTATGTAGCATATCTGTATGATGCTTCTAAGGCGATTAAAATTGAAACTACTGAGCCGACTTACACATTAACACCAACCGTTACTGCTGGCGCTGGGACGGGAACTATTGTGATTAAGGCGGGAGATACTACTATGGATGCTGAAAATGATGGAACTTATGAGCTTGTAAACGGTGTTTATTCTTATACTGCATCCGCAAACGGATATGTCACCAAAACTGGAACAGTCGCCATTGAGGGAAAAGATAAAACATTAGCTATTACCCTTGAAGCAGAAGCAGTTGAGCCGTAGGAGGAGGTAGTAGAGTATGGGAATGTTGCTTAGACGACACAAAATAAAAACACCCCCAAACAATGGGACTCGAAAAATATCGGCTACGCAGAGTTCCCCCCCACCCGTTACTAAAAAGGTTTCGGAGGTAGACTACCGTGATCTCAGCTATCATGCGCTAAGAGCGTATGCCAAAGAACAGGGTGTAGACATTAGTCGGCATCGTAAAAAGGATGAAATATTAGCAGTCTTAGATGGCAAGAGTGTGTAAAGGAGGTGGCGTGAGTGGCTGATATAGACCCTAAACTCGAACAGTTGAAAAGCTTGCTTGATATAAGCGGAACAGACGAGGACACGTTGTTACTCACGCTCCTGTCACTAGCTAAACAAAAGATATTAGATCGAGCCTTTCCGTATGACGATACAAAAGTAGAGGTCCCTGATAGATACAAACCCAAACAGGTGGAAATCGCTGCGTACCTCTACAACAAGCGTGGTGCCGAAGGGCAGCTCTCACACAGTGAGAATGACATTAGCCGTACATATGAAAGCGCTGACGTGCCTGAGAGCCTTATGCGAGGGATAGTCCCTCACGTGGGAGTGTTGTAGCGGTGAGAAGTCTTGAGCGAAACAAAAGATTAATACATTACGCTCTGTACACTGGCAAAACGCCTGTTGTTGACGAATACGGCAACCTTACGGGCGATTACGAGACTACATACGCCTCTCCTGAGAAGCTCAGGATAAGCGTGTCAGCGGCTAAGGGCAAGTACGCTACCATGCAGTTTGGCGGCTTAGAGGTGTACGACAAGGTGATGGTCACGTCCGATATGGACTGTCCTATAAGCGAAACGACAATATTGTGGGTGGATACAAGCCTTATGGATTCAAAGGGCAAGGTAAACGCTTACGATTATGTTGTAACAAGAGTAGCTAAGGGGCTGAACAGCATCAGTTATGCGATTAAGAGGGTGAACGTAAACAATGGCTAAGACGATCTCCGTAAAACTCTCTAAAGAAGGCTTGGACAAAGCGATTAAAGCGGTCGAGGAAGAAAAGGCTGCCCTTCGCATCAAAGCAGGTGCCATAGCTATGAGATTAGCTGAAGAAGGCGCTGCTAAAGCCAAGTCCGAAGTAGAGAGAATGGACGCCATCATGTACGGTGAACTCGTTGACAGCATTAGGGCTGAAGCTACTGGCGTAAGCTCTAGCGCTATTATCGCAGACGCTGCTCACGCTGAGTTTGTCGAATACGGCACAGGCATTAAAGCGAAAGAAAGCGGCTACAAGCACCCTGAGCTACCTTCTGGTTGGAAGCACGATTCAAACGAGCACGGCGAAGCTGGTTGGTGGTACTGGAACGAAGAGCTATACGCTTTTATCAACACCAAAGGTATGGAAAGCAGACCTTTCATGTACAACACCAAGACATGGCTGAAAGACAATGCCGCAAGCATTGCCAAAAAGGAGCTTAGTGGTAAATGATAGACATTGAGAATCAAGTGTTTAACCTAATAGCTCTTAAAGTGCGCTCAGAGCACGGTAGCGACCTTTTTGTGGCGGGTGAGTATGTTAGGGTGCCTGCATCCTTCCCTGCTGTCACAATCGAAGAGAGAGCCAATTCCGTGTATGCGAGATCGCAAGATTCTGGCAGTCTGGAAAATCACGCAAGGGTCATGTACGAAGTCAATGTCTACTCGAACAATACGGTAGGCAAGAAGCGTCAATGCAAGGATATCTTGTCCACTATTGACGATGAGTTTAAGAGTTTGGGATTTACTAGAGAAATGAGTAATTCCATTCTGAACTTGGAAGACGCTACCATCTACAGGATGGTGGCTAGATATACAGCAGTGGTTTCTAAAGATCACAGAATATACAGGAGGTAGTACAAAATGAGTATAACTGGAGTGTCAACAGAAGGAACAACCTTAAAATGGGGTGAAACAGCAGCCTCGCTAACCAAGGTAATCGATATCAAAAGTTTCGGCGACTTGGGCGGAACGCCTAATATGCTAGAAACCACAACCATGACAGATTCTGCTCAAACCTTTATTAGCGGAATCTTGCAGAATGGTGAAATCCCTTTCACTTGCAATTTTAACCAGACAACCTATGCCGCTGTTGAGGCAGATGCAGGCAAACAGCTGAATTATGAGTTGGCTTTGGGTGATGGAGGAGATGCAGGCGTATTTGAGTGGACAGGCGAGCATAGAATCCGTTTTCTCGGTAAAGACGTTGATAACGTGCTTGAGGCTGAAGTAACAGTCGCACCGTCCTCTCTACCGAAGCTGAAAAGTGAAGGAGCGGGATAACACCTGATTGAAAGGAGCTAATATTGAAAGGAGCTAATTAAGAATGGCAAAACAAATCACACTAACACACGAAGGCAAGACGTATGTCTTGGAGTATACAAGGAAGTCCATCGAACAAATGGAGAGGAGCGGCTTTAGGATAGAGGACATTACCGAAAAACCTATCACAGCCCTTCCTACCTTGTTCGCTGGCGCTTTCTTGGCTAACGAGAGATGGACTAAACGCACTGTTATTGATGACATCTTCGATAACATCGTGAACAAGACTGAGTTGATAGGCAAGTTGGCTGAGCTTTACAACGAACCTCTAGCTTCCATGCTTGAAGAGCCAGAGGAAGACGAAAAAAACGTGGGGTGGGAGGCGACCTTCTAGCAGAAGAAGAACCCTCCCCCACGGACACGCCGCAAAGTATGACGGAAGTCTTTTACGAACATTTTCCGTATTACTTGGCACTAGGAATGACAGAATGGCAATACTGGCACGGTGATTGCACGTTAGTAAAGCATTACAGGGAAGCAGAGAAAATCCGAAACAGGAAAAAGAACTCGGAATTTCACTTGCAAGGTATGTATATCTATGAAGCCTTGGTTTGCGTATCACCCTTATTGCACGCTTTTGCTAAGAAGGGCACAAAGGCTCACCCTTATACGGACAAGCCATATCCTCTAGATAAAGTGGAGGCGAAGAAGTATGAGGAAGAGAAGCGCAAGAAAGAAAAAGCCAGAGCTAGAGAAGTATTCGATGCGATGGTTGCGGCACTAGCCGCTAGAGGATTAAAAGAAGAAAGCGAGGGAATCGATGACTGACAATGGTGAAGGTCTGCGGATTGATATAGATGTAGATTTAGGTCAGTCTGAGCAGGGTCTAGATTCCCTCATAGCAACGTTGGGAAGGCTTCAATCTGCTCTTGAAACGGCGACAAGCTCTGTTCAGAGAATAAACAGCTCTCAATTAAGCAGTGAGATGGAAAAGTTAGCAGGTGCAATGAAGCCACTAGCTACTTTCGAGAAGAGAGCTAGTGCCGCCTTAGAAGGCTTAGCAAAGTTCACGGAATCAGCAAGCAACATGTCTGTAAACAGTAGTTTCTCTAAAGGAATGGAAAAGCTCGTTGACGCCTTGAAGCCTTTAGGCGATATAGCCAAGGGCGATTTCGTTAGCGTCATGAATCAGCTGAAGAAGTTTCCGGACATAGCAAAAGACTTGGCAAACACTAACCTTGACGAATTTGCCGCTGAGGTCAAGCGTCTAGCTGAGGCGTTAAGACCTTTAGCTGAAGAGCTAGGCAAAGTGGCAGCAGGCTTTGCGGCTCTACCTAAAGGGATAACAGGTGCTTCTAAAGCCGTCAGTGGCTTTTCTAGCGCTTCAAAGTTTGGTAGAGGGATAAAGCTAGGTGCTCTTTTCTACACCGCTAAAAGGGTCGCGAACGTCATGACTGACTGGGTAGAAACCAGTAACCACTACATAGAAAACCTCAACCTCTTTACGGTAGCCATGAGAGAGGGTGCTGATGAAGCTTTAGAATACGCTGAGAAAGTCCAAAGTGCGTTCGCTATTGACCCGTCCGAATGGATTAGATTCCAATCAGTATTCCAAAACATGTTGACAGGTTTCGGCATCGGCTCTGAAAAAGCGTCGGGTATGTCCAAATCCTTAACACAGTTAGGTTACGACCTATCAACGCTGTTCAACGTGGATTACGAAACAGCCATGAAGAAGCTGCAGTCGGGTATTGCAGGTCAGCCACGTCCAATGCGTGAGTGGGGCTTTGACCTTTCAGAAACAACGCTCAAGATGACAGCTCTTAATTTCGGCATCAAAGAAAACGTGGAAACAATGACGCAGTACGAGAAATCGCAGCTGCGCTTTATGCAGATAATGGATACGGCTAAAAAGCAAGGTATCCTTGGAAACTTCGCACGTGAGATTCATACGCCTGCTAACGCTATGCGTATCTTACAACAGCAGATAGTACAGCTAAAACGTGCACTAGGTAACCTTCTTATCCCTATCCTTATGAAAGTGCTGCCTTACTTGCAAGCCTTTGTCATCGTCATAACTGACGCTATCAGGGCACTAGGTGTGCTTGTCGGATTTGAGCTGCCTGAGATTGATTACAGCGGCGTTGAATATGGTGGCATAGGCGATATTGGTGACGACCTAGAGGATATCGAAGATGGTGCAGGTGGTGCTAATTCAGCGCTACAAAAGCTTCGCAGCACAATCTTAGGTATAGACGAATTAAACCTCATGGCTGACCCCACCTCTGGCGGAGCAGGTGGTGGTGCAGGCGGTGTAATCGGTGGTGGTGTAGGTAGCGGGCTAGACTTTGACCTGTCTGATTTCGACTACGATTTCCTAGGCGATGCCAAACTGAAAGCCATTGAGCTTGTAGAAACATTTTATGACAAGATAAGACCTGTCGTTAATTTCATAAGAGAGAATTTCGACTGGATATCAACCATCGTCCTTGGCATTGGTATTGCCATGCTTGCTTGGAAGATTGCCACAGGTGTACAAGCCTTTGTTAACACTCTAGCGGGAATGACAGACGCTGGGCAAATTACTCTTGGCATAGCTTTAATGCTAGGTGGAATAGCATTAGGACAAAGCGGTTTTACTGAAATCTTCTCAGGACAAGGCACTCTTGCCTCTTGGCTTAAAGCAGGAATAGGTGCTGCTTTGGGCATAGGTGGAGCCTTAATTGCGTTTGGCACAGGACCGCTTGGTTGGACAATCGGCATAACGGCTGTCTTGTCCACGCTTATCATCGGGGCGATAAAGGGAGATAAGATCAATTTTGCCAACAGCGAGTTAGGCATATACACCCAAGCCATAAAAGACAATCATGAAGCCATTGAGAAAAACAACAGGGAAACTAGGGATTTTCTCGACAATCACGATGAATTAAAAAGGGAGCTTGACGCTAAGTGGGCCGGAATAAAGAATCTTGCTGATAGATACTTCGATCTTGCGGAAGCAGCCCATTTGACGAATGATGAAAAGGTTCTTTTGAAACAGTATGCAGGCGAGTTAATTGGCGTGATACCTGAGCTGAGGGACTTGATAGACGAAGAAACAGGAGCTTACAAGGGCACGAGAGAAGAAATAGAGAAAGTCATGAAGAAGACGGAGCAATACTACCGCTTACAAGCAGCTAGAGATTTTCTGATTGACATCTACAAGAGGCAAGCTGAGGCGGAGATAGACTTAAACAAGCTCAGTGATGAACGGTTAGGGCTTGAGGCTAAAAGAGAAGAGCAAGATAAAAAGATTATTGACCTGTGGAAAGAGAAAGGGGAATTACAGGACTCGGAAATAACTAAACACAGAGAATTATATGGGCAGATCAAAGAGGCAGAGAGAGGATACGATGCACTTTCAGATGCTCTGGAAGAAAACGGAAGACTATCTGACGAAGTAACTCAACTGTTAAGCGAACTCGGCATTGAGCTTGGATACGTAGAGCAATACATGAAAGACGTAGGCACTGCTGCAGACGAGGAGTTTGGGCGTGTGGTCGGTGCTGTAGACAATATGCTAAGAGACATAAACGGAAGAATAATAAACCACAAAGTGCCGAAACTGAATATTGGGTTTGACGTTTCAGGAGCACCCAATATAAGAGTAGGCGGCAAAATAATAACTATGTTCGCTGACGGCGGCTTCCCTGAAACAGGGCAAATGTTCATAGCCAGAGAAGCTGGACCAGAGCTTGTAGGGACTATCGGCGGCAAATCGGCAGTAGCCAACGATAGACAGATAGAAGCAGGTATCGCAAGAGGTGTAGCCGATGCTCAGACGGAACAGAACGCCTTGCTTCGTGAGCAAAACGCCTTGCTAAGACAGTTAGCCAGTAAAGATTCGTCAGTTAGAGCCGTTGTTACAACAGGCGATATAGTATCGGGTCTTGAGCGGCAGAACAGAAGAGAAGGGCGAACAGTAGTGCCTCTAGGGGTATAGAACGGAGATGAAAGAGAATGAGTAATTTTCTGACACCAGACAAAACAGATAAGATTAACGGCTTGACGATTAAACGCAAGATCATACCGCTTAACGCCAAACGCAAGAATGGAAATTACTTTAGAGATCAGCGGAAGCTCTCTCCTAAGTACGTGACAATCCACAACACGGACGCCATCAACCAGGCCAAAGGAACGACAATGGCTGAGCAATACTCACGTGCTACATATCCCAACGACAACATGGGCTCTGTGCGTCCTCATTACTATGTAGACGATGTCGAGGCATGGCAGCTCATAGAGCATGACCGTGTGGCTTGGCACGCAGGTGAACAGGGCAACACGCAGTCTATCGGTATTGAGATCATAGGTGCTAAAGCTGAGGACAACGGCGCTAGATTAGCCGCTACAGTGCTTATAGAGCTAGGTCTTACCACTGCAGCCTTACGCACCCATAACTATTGGATGGGATTGCCTAACAAGATCGTTAGCCGCGTACCTAAAAACTGCCCCTATTACATCTTGCCCCATTGGGACAAGTTTGTGGCCAAAGTAGCTAATTATGTGAAAGAGTTCTCCGGCAAGCCTGAGCCAAAGCCAGAACCCACACCTGCCACAGACGTGTTGTATCGGGTGCAGGTAGGCGCTTTTAAGAATAAAGCCTACGCTGACAAAATGTTGGCTGATCTGTCAAATCTGGCATACTTTAAGGTCAATGGCATCGTGCCTTTCCTCGTCACAGCTGAGGACAGAGCAACCACGACTGCAAGGACGGTCAAGGTCACGACAAAACAAGGCTTGAACATCCGTGACAAACCGAACGGCAAGAAAATCGGCGCTCTTAATTTTGGGGCTGTTGTAGAAATATCAGAGGAACAGAGTGGCTGGGGCAAGCTAGTGGATCAAGACGGCTGGATCAGCACGGACTATGTAGAAAGCGCGAGATAAGAGAATGGCAGATGACAAGGCAATGTGCATCGGGCACGAGCAAAGGATTTCAGCAGTTGAAGCGTCTGCCAAATCCGCTCACAAAAGGCTAGACGAGCTGATCTCACTGAACGATAGCGTTAAAAATCTTGCGATCAGCACGGCCACCATGGCGGAACAGCTCAAGACGCTGACGGAAAACAGTGAAAAAATGGATGAGAAATTGTCGGCCTTAGAACTGAAGCCGGCCAAGCGTTGGGAAGTAGTAGTTAGTCAAATCATTCAACTGCTGATAGCAGGTGTCGTAGGGTTTTTGTTGAGCCAGTTGTTGTAAAAAAGGAGAAATTATGAAAATAAAAGGTACAAACATCAGTATGACACGTGGGGATAGCGAAGTAATCAGAGTCACAGTTAAAGATACCTTAGGGAACATTATCCCTTTGGTAACTGGTGATACTATTCACTTCACAGTCCGAGAAAACGTAATGAACGAAACAAAGATTATTGAAAAAATTATTACAGAGTTTGATGATGGGGAGGCACTGATAACTATTGATCCTCAAGATACAGAAAACTTGAAGTTCGCTTCCTATGTTTATGATATTCAACTTACAAAAGAGAACGGAATCGTAAGAACAATCATAACTCCTGCAGACTTCACAATTACTGGCGAGGTTTCATATGACTAATGAGCTAATCGGAGTGATTGAAAACGCATCGTTAGAAGTGAATGTCACTATTGCTGAATCAGGACCTAAAGGTGAAAAAGGTGAAAAAGGAGATCCATTTACTTATGATGATTTTACTCCTGAACAACTTGCTTCATTTACAAATTACAATAACTTAATAAATAAACCTAGGATTGAATTTGTTGAGTTAATAGGAAATAAGACACTAGATGAAATAGGAATAAGCACTATGACAGAAAACGAAATCGGCTTGCTCTTTTAAGGAGGGATAAAATGGCTAATAAATATTTAGATTATGCAGGATTGTCTTACTTTGCCAATAAAATAAAGGCAATATTCGTACAAAAAGAAGATGGAAAAGGACTATCTACAGAAGATTATACTACGGCAGAAAAAAGTAAATTAACAAACCTACCTGCAGATGCAGAAAAAAATATCATTACTGGAATACAAAGAAACGGGTTATCAGTTACACCTTCAGATAGAGTTGTAAATATAGAAGTACCCATAAAAGTGTCAGACTTGAGTAATGATTCTAACTTTATGTCGCAAGCAGAAGTATTAAATGCAATCAGTGATGCACAACATATGACTAAAGAAATAGTTGATGTGTTACCTACCACTGGTGAGCAATTTAAGATGTATCTAGTACCTGTGGAAGGCGATGAAAACAACGTATATGAGGAATGGTTGTGGATAAATAACGCTTGGGAAAAAATCGGAGATACTGCAACAGTAGTTGACTTGACGCCTTATCTGAAGAAAACGGATATGGTTGCAATCACTAATGCGGAGATAGACAATATACTTGCAGCAGTTTAGGGGTGATTAAATGGCTAACAAGTATTTAGATTTAGCTGGATTACAAAGGCTAGTTAATAAGATTAAAGATTATGTAGACGGCAAGGTTAAAACCGATGTGCCAGTCGGCGCAAAGTTTACCGATACCGTTTACTCACACCCCGATTCACACCCTGCTTCTATGATTACTGGACTACCAACTTCGCTTCCTGCCGATGGCGGGAACGCAGATACAGTTGGTGGATTTACAGTAGGTGTAAATGTTCCTGCTGATGCAGTATTTACTGACACTGACACAGTGACCACTATAAATGGTAAAACTGGGGTTATATCTAAGGCTGACATTGTTGCATTAGGTATCCCTGCATCAGACACTAACACAACTTATTC